CTAAGCGGCTCCCTGCTTGGGTTTGCGGGTCCCCGAGTGTCCCCGGTCCCCTGATTTCCCCCATATCTCGCCGATGCTGCCGGCGAGGTGGGACGTGTTGACGTGGGCGTAGCGCATGACCATCGCGGCGCTCTTCCAGCCGCCCAACTCCATGAGCGCGGTCAGGTCGCGGTTCGCCCGATAGTGCCAGGTCGCCCAGGTGTGGCGGCAGTCGTGCGGTGAGAAGTCCTCGATCCCGGCGCGCTTCAGCATCCCGCGCCACGCCGTCTTGATTTGACCACCGCCGCCCTCGCGGACCTCGTAGGGGTCGCCCAGCGGGATCTTCTTTCCGCTCGCCGTGACGGACGGCAGCGAGCGCCGGAAAACGGCTCCCTCGCGGTGCGGGAGGGTGGACAGGGCTGCAACGGCGCGGGGGTGCAGCGGGACGCCTCGGGCCTCGCCGTTCTTGGTGTCGATGAACTCGACGTGGGCGCGCTCTAGATCGACGTTTCGCCAATCGAGATAAAGGGCCTCGGAGATGCGGGCGCCGGTGGAGAAGAGGAAAACCACAAGGGGGCGCAGATGCGGGGCGGCGGCCTGGATCATCCGCTCGGCTTCCTCATGGGTCACCCATCGGATGCGGCCCTTCGGCTCTTTCGGGCGGGCGATCACCGGCTTCTCGCACCACCGCTTGCGGGCGGCATGGTGCAGGACAGCAGCTACCGGCGTGTAGATGTGGCGGTTGGCCGTGGACGGAGCGGCGTTCGGCTTCAGCTTCTTCGCCAGGGCGTCAATCTCGGCTTGGCCGATGGCGGCAAGCGGCTTCAGGCCGATGGCCTTCAGGATCGGGGCGAGGTGCGTTCCTTCGCCTCCCGTTTCCATATAGCTCAGGGCCGCTTCCGCGAATGTGCGTGTAGCGGAATCACCGTGGACCGATCGCTTGAGGAGTTCGGCTTCGCGGAAGGCGCGGACTTCTTCGGCCGCTTTGCGGTCGCTCGTGCCAGTGCTTTCGTCAACGCTGATGCCCCGGACGGTCCCGCGCATGTACCAGTTCGGGGACCCGTGGCGTCGTTTGAGGGTGAGGGGCATGGGAGTTTTTCCAGCAGCTCGGTAAGATCATCGGGCGTGAAGACGATGGTGCGGCCCAGCTTGCGACCCACTTGGTAGGTCCGGGCGAGCCTCATCAGCTTCTCTTGGGTGCCGGGGAAGATGCCTTCCTCGACTAGGGCGTGAGCGGTTTTCATGACTGGCCACCCCATTTCAGCCAGCCTCCGCGAGGGAGGGGTGCGACCTCGACGCCTTGAACCCACCGTCGCCCATCACTGGACCGGCCGCCGGGCAGGCGTCTTTTCGTTGTTCGCCGGGTCGCGGCAGCGTCAATGAATGGCGGCCGAATGTCTGTGACCTGGGCGAGCCAGTGCCAGACGCGGCAGCCCTCCCTTCGCCAAGCGCGGCGGGCATGGTCACGATGCCGGTGCGGATCATGGGCGGGCCTTTTCCGCCATCTCGACGCCGATGCGCTGAAGACGGGCAAGCTCGTGCTTTTCGTGAAGTTCCAAATACCGGCGACCTTCGGTGCGGTCCCGGCTGTCGTCTTCTTCAAGACGGGTCAGTTCCTCGGTTTCCTCGAAGGTCAGGCCGACGCGGATGGTCCGCCCTTGCTGATCGGTCGCCCACATGCGGAAGAAGTCGTTCTCCGGCGAATATGGGCTCGGCTCAGGCGGGGGCGGCTTGAAGCCCACGTCCGGGATCGGCTCATCCGCCACCACCGCCCTGAGCTTCAGCATGGTCTCATCGATGAGAGTATCGACGTCCAAAATCTGATACGCGGCGGGCAGGCTCGGCGTCGGACGCTCGTCGCTCATCGGAGTGAACGACCAATCCTCGCCGCTCGTGTTCGGGTAGAGTGCGAACTTCAGATGGGTGTCGACGGTCAGGCTAATCAGGCGATTGCTGGCGCGTGTCGCGACCTGATCCGCGATGAGGTAGGACCACCGCATCGGAAACCCGATAGCGCTCATGGTGTGCGCGACGGCCAGCTTAAGAACGTCAGCGCCGGTGAACATGCGGCGACGCCCCGTCCCCGGATTGTGGTCGGAGGCGAGGCGGACAAGGCCGCGATCAAGGGTGTTCTTGAGTTGGGCCTCCGAAAGACCCGTCAGGTCCAACACATCGCGACGCGAGAACTGCGCCGCATCCAGAATGCGGGTCGCCTCCCAGAACTGGCCGAAGTCGCCTTCGACCGGGGTATCGCTCTCGGTGGAGTGGTCCAATGGGAAAGCCTCAAGATGATCTCTTGAGGGGAAGGTATCACCGTGATCCTTAAGCGCAAGGGTTAAAAGCTCACGGTGATACTTTGTCGTCAGGCGGCGCGTCTCTGGCCCTCCCTCGCGCGCGCCAGAGCCCATTCGATCTCACACGGCAGGGGGCGGGTGGAGATGAGGTCGCAGTTGTGGAACAGGTCTTCCAAGGCCTCCTCTTCAGCCGGGGTTAGGTTGCGCCGGGTCATTCGCCCATCTCCGGTTCATCATCCCCGGTGACAGCGCCCTCGTCCTCGCAGGCCTCCTCTAGGTCGGTCCACTCCGTGCCGCCGGTCGGCGACCACCGGATGATGTTGTCCTGACTGTCGAATGACCGGGCTTCCTGGAAGGCGAGCGAGGGCTCATCGTCGCCGGTGTCCTCAAAGTCGGGGTCGCCGTCGATAGCGTCGAGCGCGCAAATCAGCCGGTCTATCAGGCTGGCGAGGCGCTTGCGGAGGGCGTGGCGCGACGCGGCGGGGTGGTCTATCGGGATCGCGGTCATGCCGGCAGCGCCCCGATCAGAAAGCGACGGACCTGGCTGAGAACGGGCTGCGCGCAATAAGCGGCCTCCCACTCTCGCTCGGCGGCTAGGTCGACCAGCCAGAGCTTCACGAGGGCGTCGGCCCGCGAACGGACGGGGGCGGCGATCAGCCGGTCTGTCAGGTCGTCACAGATTTGGCGCAGCAGGAGGTCGCGATCATCCTCCACGATCCAACGCGCCGCGTCGGCGAAAATGAAGACAGCCTTGAGCCGGTAGAGGGCGGGCGCGCTCATGACCGCACCTCGCCGTGAGCGCCGATGACGCGGCAATCGTCCAGATAGGATGCGCCGAACCACAAGTGCGGCATGGTCAGATCAACGTGGGGGTCGTGACTGTAGAGCGTGAGGGCGCAGAACGACTCCGGATCAACGCCCACGGCATAGGCGGCCGCGATGGCCTGCGGGGCCTGGGGGTGGGTCAGGCAGACCGACCGCCACAACGCTACCCAGGCGCGTGAAGCGGTCTCTGGAAGGGGGCTGGGTGGAGCCTCGAAAGACGGAGGCTGTTCGACAGGCGCACCTGTGCTATTGGCGCGTGAGGCCATGACCTGATCTCCTACGGATCGGTTGCGGTTTAGGGCTTGGGGGAAAGTTGCTGCTTTCCCTCAGCCCGACTTATTGCTAGCATTAAGCTTAATGACAGAGCAAGAGAAAAAGCTAGCCAAAAAGATGGGCCGACCGGCGACAGGCCGGGGCCACACCATTGGCGTCCGTCTTCATGACCCTGAGATTGAGGCGCTAGACGCCTGGGCCGCTGCGAACGGCCATAGGTCACGCGCTGGCGCCATACGCGCCATCGTCCGCGAGAAGCTTGGCGTTTAGGCCTTCGGGACCGGCGGCTTAAGAATGGCCGCACGGATCGCCGCCGCGCCCAGCGCGACCCATCCGCTCAGGAAGACGAACCCCCCAACCGTAATCCCGGCCTGACGACCGGCGGCCATGGCGAGGTTGGCCACCCGGCCACCGTCAGCGGCGACGGTGATGTCCGTCGAAAACGAGCCAGCCATGAGGAGGCCGCCGATCACGATGAGAAGGATGCCGACGATTCGCATAGAGGCTCCTGGGCCGGGTCGAGGAGGAAACGAAACGTCACGACGCTAGATGCCGTCAAGCCGTCAACTACAGTTTGGCCGCCGTCCGGCGTAGGGCGCGCAGCAGGGCCGCCCTGATCCTGCGCTTGTGGCGCCTGTAGTTGGGGAAGAAGAACGGATGTGCTGGCACCATACGGCCCTCCTCAGAAATATACCCGTATTCGACGAACCGGCCGTAGAACCCATCTTTGCCATCAACCGCCACCCTGATCAGAACCTGATCGGCTTCGTCTTCAGCGACACGAACGGTAATCGAATCGCGCAGGTTGCCGCTCACCGGCTCGATGTCCCGCCGCATGTCGTTGGCCATGATCTCGGCCGTGCGCTTTAGCTCGCCCTCAGCCGCGTCGCGCAGCCTCTTGGGAACCGCCAGCATCCGCCGTTTGATGGTGGCGATTGCCTGTGCGTTCAGCTTTCGGGCCATCCGAGGTGCTCCCTGACGCCGGCCAAGTCCCGCTCATAATCAGCAAAGCGACCCGCTTTCCTGATCGTTGTAAGGACGGGTTCTCCATCCGCCTTACTCATCTCGAAAACCAGCAGGTCGCCCCCGACGTGGGTTGGCGGCGCTTCGGCAAGCCCCGCTTGCTGCTGGCCCATCGCGACCTCCACCAATTCGTCAAAGGTCGTGTGCGTCCCAAGATGCTCTGGGAGCGGCTTAGGCTGAAACCCCGCGCACGGTTCGTCCGGCAAGGCCAAGGGCGTGAAGCCTTCCCATGATCGATACACACGACCGACAAAACGCTCCTCGCGCGGGCTCCACCCCCAATGTCGCATCGAGGTCAGACGGTCGCCAGCGCCTTCCGGGAACAGGTCGCTCCACAAGATGGGGAGAACGCAAGTCGCCATCTCGTCCAAATCGTCGATGCTCAGGCCAGCTGCCGCGCTCATGAGCAGGTGCTGCCACCCCAAAATCATCTCGTGGTAGCCGGTGCATCCGATGATCAGATCTAGGTGCGGAATGGCAACCACTTTCGCAACAAACTTCGCAGGCGCCCCATCCACGTCAGTTGCTAGCGTGTCCGTCATGACCTGGACGCCGCCAGGCGTCAGATGCCAGTTCATCAGGCTCATTTGGTAGCGTCCCGCGACGAGACGAGCGGTGCGCCCATGATGAGCAATTCCGATCCGGTTTCGTTAGTCGGTGCGAGGACCATGCCGCCGCGCGCGAAGCCTGGGACCATGCCGTTGTTGATGGCCTCCAGCAAGGGGCGGAAGCGCTTGGTCGCAGCGGCGTTCGTCACGAACTCCCCGTTGGATACCCGTGCGAGGATGCTGTCGCTCGTGCCAGTGCCAGGGCCGCGCACCTGACCACCGGAGGCGAACGGGAGGGCGAACTTCCCTATGTTTGCCCCAGCGACTGCCGCAGCCATCTGAGCTGCCGCCGCGGTCCCAGCCGCCGTGATCGCGGTCCCCATGGCAGTCGCAGCGCCAGCACCGGCCGTCAGGATGGCGGGGGCGACTACCGACGCCTGGGCGGCCCCGGCCGCAGTCCCTTCCGCCGCCGCGTTGAACCCACCGAATATCGTGTCGAAGACTTGCTCGCCCAGCCTGTCGAGGGCGCGCTCCGCGAACTGGTCCGCCAAGCTGGCCGCGAAGTTGGCGAAGTCGCCCTCGATCAGAGCGCGGATGCCGTCTGAGAACGCGCGGGAGAATTCCTCCCTGGCTTCCCCGTAGGCTGCCGCCGCGTCCAGCAGGCGCTGTTCGTCGGCCGCCTGGCCCTGTGCTGCCGCGTCGGAGAGCGTCGGCTGCATGGCCCGTAGTTCCGTGGCGCGCTGGGCGATGGCGATCTCCCGCAGCGTGGCCTCGTCGCCTGCAAGGCGGGCGACTTCCCGGCGAAACTCCAGCGCATCCTCTGCGAGGGCCTTTTCCCGCCGCATGACGTCGAGAACCTGATCGCGCGCCTTGGCGATCCGTTCCTCTTCCTTGGCCCGTTCCTCCACCACGATCAGGGCTTGGTTTTCCCAGGCGACCATCTGCATGGCGCGCTGTTCGGCGTCTGCATATCCGGCTTCTCGGTATCGCGCCGTCAGCTCGGCGAGCCGCTGACGCTCCTCCTCGCGCTTGATCGCCGCATCATCCCCGGTCGCCCTGACGGCTGCCAGGCGTTCCTCGAGGTCGATCTCAGCGCGTAGCTGAGGCGTCCGGTCGACGGCCGCGCGACCACCGCCACCTCGGCGGTTGCCTGCTGAACTACCGCCGCCCGCGCCCGCCCGAAGGCGCCGCACCTCTTCGGCCCAATGCTCATCCGGTAGAGAGGCAATCCGGCGCGCTTCGGCGTCCAGCTCGCGCAGACTGCCAAGGCCGGAACGGATCGACTCCTCAAGCTCGGCGTCAGACGCGCCGCCGGAAATGAGCGAACGCCATTCGCCAGCAAAGAAGCGCATCCCGCGCTGCCAGCTCTCGCCGATAGTCGAGGCATTCCGTCCGGAGAAGTTCAGTTCGTCCCAGAACCCTTGCCGGCGGGTTTCCCGCGACCCCAGCATGAGGGTCGAGGTGTTTTTGCTAACCTCTTCGCGACGGGTCTGAACGTCCGCCAGCGCAGCGGCCCGCTTGGCCCTGGCCAGCTCATACAGGCTTGCGGCGGCCCGGCCGTTAGCGTCCGTGAACTGATCCATCTTGCCGGTCGCCACGCCGGCCTCTGCGCCCAGGGAGTTGACCGCCGTCGAAGCCGCACCGGACGCCTCCCGCGCCTGGTCGATGAAGTCTCGGGCCTGATCGATCGACCCCCTCAGGTCACCCATTGCCTGGTCGACGTTCCGCGCCTCCAGAGCCACGGCCGTCAGGCCCGCTGTTAGAACCGTCAGCGTGGCCACCACCGGGTGCGCGCGTATCAGGTTCAGCGCCTTGTCGAGATTGCGGGTCGCCGCCCCCGCCGCGATCACGCTGGCGACATAGCCGACGCCCCAGCCGACCGTCAGGCCCGCCACGATGGGGATGATGTGATCGATGTTCCCGGCGAGCGCCTGGATGGCCTTGGACATACGGTCAGAGGCGTCCAGCGCCTCGTCGGTCTGTCCGACGTACTTCAGCAGTTCGTTCCTGAGGCCGGTCAGCGACTGGCTGATCGTCATCGTAGCCGACTCGGCCTGCTTCTCGATCTCCGGGAAGCCGCGCATCAAGGCCGCGAAGAACGCCTGGCTGGACACGGTGCCGTCGTTCACGGCCTTCCGCATCTCGCCAACCGACGTCCCCATGCCCTTGGCCGCTGCCTGGGCGATGATAGGCGTGGCCTCCATGATGGAGTTGATTTCTTCCGCGCGCACCGTGCCGGCGCCCAGCGCCTGGGCGAGCTGCAGCAGGGCTCCGGAGGCGGCTTGGGTCGAGGTGCCTTGCACCCTGAGACTCGCCGTCACGCCGTCCACGAACCGGAGTAGGTCGCCCTGCGTCACCCCCAGCTCGCCAGTCGACAGCGCGAGGCGGCCATACAGCTCGCCTAGGGCGCTAATCTCCACGCCGTTGCGGCTGGCGCTGGCGAAGAGGTGATCCTGCACCGCCGCCAGCTCCTGACCGGACAGGCCGGCCACCTTCAGCCGATTTTGCAGCGTCGTGAAAGCGTCGGCCATCTGCATGACCTCGCGGGCGCTGAACGCCCCAGCGAGAGCCGCCGCCCATCGGCCGATGCTGCCGGTCATGACGTCGATACCGCCGGCCGTCGACGTGAACGCCGCGCGGGTCTTCAGAGCGTCTCGGTCCAGCTTCTTGTTCGCCGTTTCGAAGCGTTTCTCGATCTTGCGGAGATTGGCCTCGGTCTGGTTCGCCGCCGTCTGCATCGCGCGTTCGAACTGCTTGACGTTCGCGCGAAGATCGACGGCAAGAGCGTCGTTGTCAGTCGCCATCGGCGTCATCCCCCGACTTGATGTTGATGTCGGCCGGATCGCTCACGCGGTCGGCGAGCGCCTTGTCGATGCCAAAGATTGCGATCCCCAGGACGGTCTGGGCCAGCGGCAGGAACTCCCCGATAGGGCGGCCCTTGACGGTATCGCTGAACAGGCGCTGCGCCTCGGACATTTTGCGAATACCCATGCCGCCAACGAGCGCGGTCATAACCGTGTCCAGCACGTCCTCAGGGCTCCAATGGCCGGTAACCAGGCGCTGGAGCCGCGCATAGGGGTCCTTGACGGGGTAGAGCGCCATCTCGAAGGGCGAGCGCGTGAGGTCGATTTGGAAGCGGTTTTCGCCGCCGGGCCAGCGCAGCCAGGCATAGGTGACTTTATCAGTCATGGTGTCCTCGGGGTTGATGGGAGCGGTCATGCGAACTCCAACTCCTCAATGAGTTCCGACTCGTAGATGCTCGGCCCGCTGTCGGAGGCTTGGGCGCGGGCGATGGCCATGGCGGCGGCAACAGCGCCGTCGATTTTCTCGGCCGACTTAAGTTTGCTGAAGCGGGCGGTGTCCCCCATGGGGCCGGTGTCGATCACCGCATTCGCGAAGTTCCAGCGCAGCACCGGATGGCCGCCGTGCTGAATGCGGCCCGCGAGGAAGGCGCGCTCCGTCTCCCGAACGGCTGGCGTCATGCTGATCCAGCCCTGACGGAACAGGATCACGTTCAGGCCCAAGTCCTGAAGGCGAGGCACGATTCCGGCGGACATGGCCGGGTCGATGGCCAGTTCCTGAACGAGGTAGCGGGCCGACAGATCGGCGATCACCTCCTCGACATAGCCATAGTCGACCACGTTCCCCGGCGTAGGCGTGAGGAAGCCCTCCTGCGCCCAGCGGAGATACGGGACCTGATCGCGCTCCTGCCGCTTGGCCAGATTGTCGGACGGGCAGAAGAAGTGCGGAACCAGCGCATAGCCGCCATCGTCAGTCCGGAACGCCGCGACCACCGCCGTCAGGTCCTGGGTAGAGGATAGGTCCACCCCCAACCAACAGGGTTGCCCTTCGAACATCGCCAGGTCGAGCGGATCGCCGCCCCGGTCATAGACGTCCATATCGAGCCAGGGATCAGGAGCGCCGTCGCTCCAGATGTTCAGGTAGTATCGTTTGAAGGCCTCGCGCTGGGCGGGGATTTCGGCCGCCTGACGGGCGGTTACGCGCATCTCTTCCAGTGACCGGAAGCCCGCAGCGATGGCGGGATTGACCGCCGTCCATACTGCCTCGTCCTGCCAGTCGCTCTCCTTGTCGGCCTCGAAGAGGATGGGGAGAAACGTCTCGTCCTCGACCTGGCCGGAAGCGACCTTCTTGGCGTAGTCGTAAAGCTCATACGCTAGGCCCTGAATGCCAGAGCCGGCCGTCGTGATGACGATGGTCAACGGCTCTTCCCGTTTCCCCATCGACTGGCGCAGGACGTCCCAAAGCTCACGCTTCGGCCATGCATGGACCTCGTCCGCAATCAGGCATGAGATGGAGAGGCCGTGCTTCGAATAGGCCTCGTGCGAGATGGCCTTTAGCGTTGAGCGAGAGGAACCGTGCTGGATGGATTTGTAGGACGGTAGGACTTTCGTCCTAGCCTTGAGCTGGGGCTCCTGGGCGATCATCCCCGACGCCGCATTGTAGGCGATAGAGGCTTGCTCACGGTCGGCCGCAGCGACGATCACCTGACCGCCGGCTTCCTTCTCCGGTCCCACCAGATGCAGCAGGCCCAGGCCCGCGCAGAGCGTCGTCTTACCGTTGCCGCGAGGGAGGAGGATGAAGACGGTGCGGATGCGGCGGCGACCGTCGTCGCGGGTGTCGCCGTAGATTCGTTGAACGATGCGACGCTGCCACCTGGCCAGCTTGAACCGTTGACCGGCCAGCTTGCCCTCGTGCAGCTTCAGAAGCTCGATGAACTTCACCGCGCGAGCGCCTTTCCCCTCAGGGTCGGGGATGGCGCTGTCGTCAGTCCACCAGGTCACCGAACCCTCCGTTTTCGTCACCTTCCTCGCTGATCGCCGGGCGGGATCGCGAGACAGGAGTGAGGCCAAGCTCGGCGGCGAGTTGGCGCGAGAGGGTCATCGCCGCGTGCATGACGCGGATGGCCGGGTGCGGGCGGGGCGTCCCACTGTCGCCCGCGAAGAAGGGTGACGGGAGGTCCGCAAGGGTCTTCTGACAGTCTCGGATTTGCCCGATGGCGAGGCAGTAGTTTTCCAGGCTGCCAAGGTCAGCGTCGGTCAGGATCTTCCGTTCGGCGAGGATAGGCGCGACGCGGCGCCATTCGGCCTTCGCGGTGTCCGGGAGCCAGGTCGGGGCCTTGGGGGCGTGATCGACCGGCTTGACCGCCGCCTTCATCGCCGGCTTCATCCCTCTCATCCGCCGAACTCCCAGGCGCGATGCTCGCGAAGGAGGTCCTGTGCTTCGGCGGGAACGCTGCCGCCGTCGCGGTCCTCATAGAGGCGGGTCAGGTGCATCTTGATCGCGGCGCCCAGCACCTCAGGCGCGGGGTCGGCGGCGGCTAATCCCAGATAGGCTCGGCAGGCTTCTTCGGCGGCGGCCAGCATCGACTCAATGAGCGTGTCGTCATCGTTGAAGTCGATCCGCAGGTGTTCCTTCGCGTCATCAAGAGTGACCACCAGATCAACCATTGGCCCGCTCCTGACGTTGCTTCCTGCTGGAGTGACACGGCGAGCCGGCCAGGGCCTGCCAGTTCTTGCGGTCCCAGAAGAGTTTCATGTCGCCACGATGGGGTTTGATGTGGTCGACAGTGTCGGCCTTGCGGCCACAGCCGCAGGCGCATGAACGGTTCTCGGGGCGGGCCAGGAACTCGGCGCGGGCCTTGTCCCACTTGCTGTCATAGCCCCGCTGGCGGGCGCTCGGGCGCCGGGCTTCATAGGCCTTTGAGCGCGCGGCAGCGCAGGACGGGCAAGGCCCGCCCTGACTGACACGGCCGCAGCCGCAGATGCTCGGCGCCCGAACCGGCATTAGGCCACCGGAGCGTGAGCGGGGCGGCCGAAGATCGCCACCGCCGACAGGGGCGTAGGGGTGCCGTGCGTCCCGCTGAAGTCGGGCGTCAGGCGCACATACCGGGCGTCGCCGATGTATCCGAACTTCGTGACGGTCGGAGCCGCGTGGGCCGCCTTCAGGGCCAGCACGATCCCGTCGTCGGCCGTCAGGTCGAGGCCGGCTACGTCCTTGGCCAGGACGTCGTTCCAGTCCTCGCCGTCGTAGCTCTCCTCCAGCACGAACTCGATTTTGTTCGTGCCGGTGAAGGTGATCCCGCCGACGCCGACGTGGATCGCGAAGGTGGCGGACGCGAAGCCTTGCCGGTCGATAGTGACCGGCGCGACGTCGGCCGCATAAGCGCCCGGCGCGACGGCCGTAACGATCTTCAGGGAGTTGGATTGTTCACGCATGGTCGCTGTCTCCTCAGCTCGTGGCCATTTTCAGCTTGCGGAAGGCGTCGGGGCGGACCACGCCACCACCGACCCGGCGGCGTCCGTGGAACCGGACCAGCCCCTCAGTCGCGACCGAATAGGGGTCGCGCAGGACCGACAGGCCCACCCGGTCCACGATGCGGTAGCCGACAGAGAAGTCGCCGTAGATGACGGGCGTGGCGTCCGCCTCGACGCCCGGCATATCAACCGCCTCGACCACCGGGCGGCCCAGCAAGGTCGCGGGCTGGCCGACTTGGATCGAGTCCTGCCAGAGGAAACGGCCGTTGCCGTCCTTCAGCAGACGATAGGCCGCGATGGTCGAGCCGTTCAGCAGCCAGGACCCACGGTTCCGATAGGTCGGGGGCAGGTCATACATGAGCCGGATCAGCGCATCCGCCGACACGTCGGTCGCGTGACCGTTGGCGACGGTCGGGACCGATGCATCGTTCAGGATGCCGACCGGCTTCTTGACGCCGTCGCCGTCGATGAACGCGACGCCCTCAAGGCGCCCGAACTCCTCGGCGAAGTCGCTGGCCAGCTCGGCGGCCAGGTCGATGGCGCTGTCTTCCAGCAGCCAGTTCGAAACGTCGATGTAGGCGGCCATTTCGTGGACGTCGAGCGCCGCCTGGCCATAGGTCGGCTCAGTCTTCGGACGCTCTTCCGTCTCGCCCACCCAACGGGCGGTGATCCTGCCGGTGCGCTTCGGCCACACGACACGGCCGGCCGTGGTCTGAGTGACCCGCGAGGCGGCACGGATGGGGCTGATCTCGACCAGCTCCTTTTGCAGCTGGGCCTCGAACTGCTCTGGGGCCAGGAAGCCGCCCTTGGCGTCGTCCGAGACGATCAGCGCCTTCCGCTCGTCGGGTTCAAGGGCCTCGACGCCGCTGCGAACGAAGCTGAAGAAGGCCTTTTCCTCGGCCTTCGCCTCCTCGTCAGCGTCGCCGGCGCCGGGGCGCTTCAGGGCCGCGATCTCGGCCTTGAGGCCCTTGATCTCGTCCTGCGAGGTCTTCGCCGAAGCATCGACCGCCTTCTTGACGCGGTCATCGACCGACTTCTCGATCCGGTCGAGGGCTTCCTTGACCTCCAGATCGTCGCCGTCGTCGTCCGGGGCGTTCTTGGTTTCCAGGGTGGGGTGGGGCAGCATTTGGTTCTCCTAGGCGCGCAGGGCGGCAGCAGCCGCGTTGAGCTGGGCCACGATCCGGCGCGCACGGTCGGGGCAATGGGCTTTCACGCGCTCCACCCGCGCCAGGCTGTTGGCCTGGACGGGGAGGAGGCTGATTTCGAAGAGGTCGACGTCGTCCAGCAGACGGGCCTTAAGCTCGGTGCTGCGCCGGGATTTGATGGTGCGGTAGCCAATGGACAGCCCGCGCGCGGCGCCAGCCTTGGCGAACTCGAAGGCGTCGGAGCCGTCGCGGGTTTGGGTCAGTATCCGACCCTTCACCCGCAGGCCTAGGGCGTCTTCTTCCACCTCATCCCAGACACCGATCGGTCGCTTGCTGTCGTGCGCCCAGAGCATCGCGATTTGGTTGGCCGGGCGGCCTTTCAGAGTGCGGGCGAACGCGCCGCGCTGGACGATGTCGCCCACGAGGTCGCGATTGCCGAAGGTCGAGGCGTAGCCTTCGATTTCCCCGGCGTCGCCGATGGCCTTTAGTTCGATGGGGGAGAGGACTTTGGTCATGCGGCGGCTCCCGGCGCTTCCGTGTTCATGGGGCGTCGGAACTCGTCACCGCCGGCGTAGGGTGGCCGGTTCTCTGCGGCCCGGACCTCGTTCGGGCTCAAGATTCCGTTCGTGATCGCCTTGGCGTAGGCCTCCATCCGGGCCGCCATGTCGGCGCGGGCGATGGCGTCGGTCATGAACTCGACCACCACCGTCTTGCGCTCGTCAGCGCTCAGCAGCGAACGCCTGATCGCGCCTTCCCAGGCGGCCAGCCACGGCGCCAGCGTGAGGGTGAGAAACTGGCGGCCCAGCTCCTCCGCGTTGGCCCAGGTCGCGCGGCCCAGGTCCTGCACGAGCGGCGGCGGGACCCGAAACGGCCGGCAGATTTCCACGAGTTGGTGCTGGCGAAGCTCAAGGAACTGAGCATCGACGCTGCTGAACTGGAGCTGTTCCCATTTCGACCCGTCCTCAAGAAGGGCAGTTCCGCCGCCTCCTTCGCCGCCGTGCGCCTTGTTCCACGAGGCGTGAGCGCGCTTCAGCGCCTCCGGAGAGAGGCCTTTCGGGAGCGTCAGGACGCCAGAGGGGCGCGCGCCGCGTGCGAAGAGTTTGGCCGCGTGGCGCTCCATCTGGATCGAGGCGCCGATAGCCTCCTTCGCTGCCGTCAGCGGCGCCACGTCGTCAGGGGCGCGGAGATGCAGAATGTCCGTGCGGTCGTAGGTCCGGACGCGGCCGTTCTTTTCGGTCACGCGATAGAGGGGCTCGCGCGTCAGCGGGTCAGAGTCGACCGACACCTTGGCGCTGTCCAGTTGGACCAGCTCCACGATCTCGCCGCCGACGCGGTTGATGTAGGCGAACGCGCCTTGATCGTAGCGGAGGGCCGCCGACTGCATCCGAGCCTTGAACTCGAAGGCGGACGTCCACTCGTTCGGCTGATCGTGCAGCAGTTCGTAGAGGGCGTGGTCCTGGGCGCGATCTTTCCCGCCATCGCCGGTGCGGCGATACACCACGAGAGGAAGCTGGCCCACGGCGTCGGCAATGACGCGGATGCAGCCGTAGGCCGCCGCGCAGCGCATGGCCGTGTCGGGGGTGACAGAGACGCCCGCATAAAGGCGGTTCACGCCGAAGATCGCCTCAAGCCAGGACCGCTCTTCAGCCCCCTGAGCGTCGGGCGCGACGTCGGGGGAGGCCTTGGCCTCGAAGCCCAGCATTTTGGCGGCAGTCTTGAGCAAGGGGAGCCTCAGGGTGGTCGTTAACCCTGATTTTCCCCGGATCAGGGGCGCGAAACACCCCTTTCGGCAAGTTTAGGCAGAGGCTGGCAGAGGCCTAAATCACTGATCGGAAAAAACTCTATTTCGGTGACTTTGTGTTCCGTCCGCCGCCGCCGGTCCACTGGCATGGGGGCAAAGTCTGGACACCCCCCTAGGCCGCCTCTGGCCTGTGGGCGCCGTTGTCGTTGGCCTGACGCTCCCGCTCCTCCTGCCGGGCATACCACGCCTCGACACTGGACTTGCGAGCGCAGAGCGTCCCGCCCATCGTGAACATCTCGAAGCGGTGCGGGTAGCAGGACCGCCGCTGAAGATCATAGACCCGGCCCGAATACTTGGCGTCGCCGAAGACGTAGGCCGCGATCTCCTTCGCCCCGAATAACAGGTCAGTCTCAGCCATGGCGCGCACCTCTCGCCAGGCGGCGCAGCTCGGCCTCGATCTCGCTCTTGTCGGCGTGGAACTGCTCAGGGTCACGGTGACAGGGTGACAGCCGGCGGACCCGCTCAGCCAAGGCCATCAGCAGAGGGCCAGCCTCCACCACCACCTGACCACCTGACGCCCCACCACCACCACCACCCCCACCTCTATAAAGGTGGTGGTGGAGGCGGTTGGGGACTCCACCCCTCCACCGGCCTCCACTACGGTTTTTGAGGTGGAGGGTCATAGCTCCACCCATCGGCCTACCTCGATCACAGGCCGCTCGCGGTGCGTCTCATCCTTGGCCGTGGACACCACCAAAGCGTCGGCCTTGAGCCAAGTGTGCAGCAGCCCCTTGATGCGGGTGCGGTCGGCCTTATCCTTGGCGTCTAGGCCCAGCACCTCGGCCACGGCATGGCCCACCCACTCCTTCGCCTGGATGTTCTCGCGCCAGTGACCACCATCGATCTTGCGCTGGACCGCCAGCAGATCAGCCGCGCTGACACCCTCAAAGGGATCGGGCCACTCCCATGCGGTGACCACACCGACGTTGTCGCCTGGCTCAAGAGCGTCGCCGTTCCCCAGGTCGACCCCGACGAACCGATGCCAGCGGGAGCCCTCAGGAGGCGGCGCCATGTTGGCCTTGCCGTTGTCCACCCGGAAGTAGGAGCGATGATAGCGAGCGTCGATCCCAGCGCGCTCAGCCTCGTCTTTCGACATGACGTTCAGGACGCGGGCCGACCGGGCGGCGGCGAGGAGAGCGCCAGCGCCCCGGCCGTCCTCGACGGTGATCTCAGCCCCGTTCGTCTTCCGGGTGTGGTGGACCAGCTCAACCGCGCTGTTGGTCGCTCCGGCGATCTTGCCCCACGTCTTCGCCACCAGGTCGATGGCCGGGTTGTCGTTCTCCGTCACCCGGTGCGATGACACGAACGGGTCTATGATCGCCACGTCGATCTTCTGATCGGTGATGAACTGGCGGACTCGGTCCACGTTCGGCTGCATCAGCAGCGCCCCCGAAGGGGTCTGCGTGGCGATGATGACCTCGGCCTCGCGACCTGAGCCCAGGAATAGCCAGCCCTCTAGATCGTCAGGCGTCAGGCCATAGTGCAGCGCAATAGCCATCGCCCGCCGCTCAGTCTCATCAAACGGGTCCTCGCCGTTCCAGTAGGCCACCCGGACCCGCTTCTTGGGCTTGATCCCCAGGATGGGCTTCCCGCTGGCCATGGCGATGGCCTCGGCGATCTCGAGCGACGACTTGCCGATACCACCGGGGGAGAAGGTCGCGCTGACGAACTGGCGGATGTAGTGGTCGCCATAGACCCACTCCCGGCGTGGCAGGGTCGACGGATCGCGCCATTTGAAGGGGCGCACCCAATCGGGCGCCTGTGGCTCGACCGGAGCGTCAGGAACAAGGCCGGGCTCATAGAGCGGGGCCTGCTGCGAAACCCCCAGCAGATCGCGACCGCCAGCCGCGAGCCAATCAGAAACATCGCCCTTCTCGGGTAGGCCGGGGAGGTGGACGATTCTCACCTCGGCGGCGACCGGCTTCAGGCTTGCCGCGACAGCGACCGCGTGGGCGCGGCCGGCGTCGTCATTGTCGGCCAGGACATAGACCGACTTCCCCTTGAACCAGGGCGCTAGGTCGGCCGTCCACTTACCGGCGCCCTCGCTGGCGCTCGTGGCGACAAACCCGGCTGCAGTCAGGTTCTCGACGTCCTTCTCGCCTTCGCAGACGAACACCGTGTCATGAACGGCGGCCAGCAGCTCGGGCAGTCTGTAGGGGATCTTCGGCCCGGCTGGCTTTCCGTTGCGCCAGGCCGCGCCATCCCAATGCGACTGCCAGAACTTCTTGTCGGAGGTCCGCTGCACCCGAAGGTAAGGCGTTCCGTCAGCGTGGCGATAGACATACTCGGCTATCACCTCACGCCGGTGGGGCGCAGGCAGGGGAGCGACCCTCTGCGGCTCCCAATCGGGCAGGCCGGCTTTCTGGCGGACATAGTCGCGGCAGGCGAGGGGATCGTCATTCGCGAACGAGTTGACGAGGAACCCCTCGGGAGCCTTCGGGTCCAGCTTCACCGACAGGGAGCGGTCGTGCGGCGACTTGTGGTTGGGTCCCGGCGCCAGCACCTGGCCGCCAGAAACCTCCCCGCCCAGATCGCGGGCGAGGCGGTGCAGGTCGAGGCGGGCAGCGCTCATGGCTGCCCCTCCATGACCATTCCCAGAACATCGGCAGGGAGAACATCGGCTAAGAGCGAGTGCAGCGCCTGGACGGCCACTTCTCTGCGGTCGCGTCCCCACGGCCCGTTGACACCCAAGTCGTCCAGAGCGCCTAGGCAGCCCTCCCGGATGTGCTGGGCCACAAAGCGTTTCTCGCTTTCGGTTTGAGCTTGATGAGCATAGGCGGCCACAAGCCGGATGCCCGGCTCAGCGCGAAATCGATCTCGGAGGCTCTTGATCTCGCGTCGGACTTTAGCGCGTCGAAGGGCGGCGATCAGCAT